TAAAAACATTAATGAAGCGTTTAAAGATTCAAAATATGAATTATTTAATGAATCTAAACGTACAGGTTGCGATTTACTAAACTTTGAAAATTTAAAAAATAAAATAGAGTCTATAAATCCAGATTATATCATAAATGCTGCGGCACATGTTGGTAGTATGGATTATGTGGCAAAAAATTGTGCAGATGTTTGTCATGACAATTCATTAATGTACATTAATTTATATAGGGCAGTAAAAGAGGTAAATGATAACATAATAATAATTAATCCCATATCAAATTGTTCTTATCCAGGAATTATAGATATACAAAATGAAGAAAACTGGTGGGACGGTGTAATACACCAATCTGTAGAGTCCTACGGTAATCCTAAAAAATTAGGGTTTATTCTTTCTGAGACATATAGAAAACAATACGGTATTAAAACTATTAATTTAATATTAGCAAATGCTTATGGACCTTTAGATTACACGGATGTTCATAAAACACACGCATTAAATGGTTTAATTATACGAATGATAGAATCGAAACGAAGAGGAGATAAAGAATTTGTGGTGTGGGGCACTGGTACACCAATTAGAGAATGGTTATATATGGAGGATGCTGCCAGACTTATTAAAGATATCATTGATAATGGTAAACACGATTTACCAAACCCACTTAATTTTGGTAAAGAAAATGGTGTGAGTATTATTGATAGTGTGAATACTATTAAAACAATAATGGGTTATGATGTGGAGATAGTTAATGATTTAACTAAACAAGATGGTGCACCAATTAAAATTTTAGGTAACAGTAAATTTAAACAAAGTTTTAGTGATTTTGTGTTTACAGATTATATAGAAGGAATAAAAAAAACAATCGAATATTATGAAAGAACAATCTAAATATTATATTATTAATTATAGACATAGGGGTGCAGGTTATTTTGCATACCTTAATGCTGTTTTTGGGGGATTAAAATATTGTAGTGATAACAATTTAATACCTATTGTTGATTGGTCGAACCCGAAAGTGGAGTATTATGATAGTGAAATGGGTGAGAATCCTTTTGATTATTATTTTGATCAAGAACTAACGGTTGAGGAGGCGATTAAACATGAACATCAGTATTGTCCTATTGATTATGAAAACTATCCACCTGGAGGACAAAAAATATTTAGAAACAAAGATGTTGTTATTAATATTAACAATTCAATAAATAAATATTTGAAAATAAAACCCGAAATTTTAAACTCAGTTAAAAAAGAAATAAGTGAATATAAAACATTGGGAGTTCATTGCCGAAGAAGTGATATGGGAACATATCACCCAGAATACTTATTTTCTAGAAACACCGAAGATTATTTTAAAAAAACAATGGAAATTTATGAAAAATATGGGTTTGAAAAAATTTATTTGGCAACTGAAGAAACAGAAATTTTTGAATATTTTAAAAGTAGAATTCCAGAAATTTTAATTTATCAGGAATGTTTTAGAATCGGAAGGAATGACGATCATCGAATAATAACTAATGAAAGAAAATACCATAGGTATTTAATGGGTAAAGAAGTATTAATTGACTCTTTGAACCTTTCTAAATGTAATAGTCTTTTGTGTAGTATTTCTGGAGTATCATACGGCTCTATTTTTTTTAATGGAAATAAATATGATAATGTTTACTATTTTGACGAAATATAATATAATTTAAATATGAAAAAATCAATTTTATTTTTTGGAGGTACTGGTGGTTTAGGTACACAAGTAATTAAACATTTAGATAATTATGATATTAAAATTTTAGGTAGTAATGATGTTAATTTTTTAGATGAACTAAGTATAACATCTTTTTTTAATACCATTGAAAATGTAGATGTTTTAGTACTATTCACAAACTATAACTTCAATAGTTTTCTACACAAATATAATGAGAGTAATTTCGATGAATTAACAAACCAAATTGAAGTGAATATTCTTTCAGTTACTAAAATAATTTCTAAATGTTTAAGTAAAATGAGAGAACGTAATTTTGGCAGGATTATTTTATCATCTAGTATAACGGTAGACAAAAATGTCATTGGAACCAGTGTATACGCCGCGTGTAAATCATACTATGAAAATATAGTTAAAACAATTTGTTTAGAGAATGCGAATAAAAACATTACTGCAAACTGTATCCAACTAGGGTATATGGATGGAGGATTAACCTATACGTTACCAGAAGAATTCATTAAAAAAACTATTGAGGGTATCCCAACAAAAAGATTAGGAAGACCAGATGAAATTGCTAAAACTATAGAATTTTTAATTGATAATGAATATATTAATGGAACAACAATAAAACTCACAGGCGGATTATGATGGAATTTAAAAAAATAGGTGAAGATGTAAGAGTATCTAATTTATGTGTGATAACAAGACCACATTTAATTACTTTAGGTAATCATGTTGCAATCGACCAATTTGTTACTATAACAACAAATGCGGAAATAGGTGATTATGTCCATATTGCACCTAATTGTAGTATTATAGGTGGTGCGGAAAGTAAAGTTATAATGAGAGATCATAGTGGTATGGCTGCTGGTGCTAGAGTTATTGCGGGTGGGGCAGACTTTAATTCGGGAACATTAACCAACCCTCAAGTACCAAAAGAGTACAGAAAAGAAGTAATAGAAGATGTGATTTTTGAAGAATTTTCAATATTAGGTACAAATTCTGTTGTATTACCTGGTGTTACATTGTCAGAAGGTTCTGTAATAGGTGCAAATTCATTAGTTACTAAAACTACTGAACCGTGGACAATATATGTTGGTAATCCCGCTAAACCGATAAAAAAAAGAAATATGGGTGAAATAAAAAAATATTATGAAGAACTAAAAAATAAATAAATATGAAATCAAAATTTTATACGGATAAAAGTGCATTGAATATTCCTTGGGTAGAATCCCCATTTTTTTATGATTTATTAGAAAACTCAAATGATTTAAGTGATGAACAAAAAAAAATATGTCAACAATATCACGAAGAAGGGTATGTTGTAATAGATTTAAATTTAACTGATGACGTTATCGATAATGTGGTTAAGGATATGTATATTGCTTTGGAGAATGAAAAAACTGTTTTTCATCCTGAACATGTGACGTACACCCCATCTAAACGAATTTTTGAGGAATGGAAAAATAGTAAGAATATTGCGGAGTTAACTGTCAATGAAAAACTTATTAATGTATTAAAATTATTATACGGTAAAGATCCTTTCCCATTCTCAACAATAAACTTTATTAAGGGATCAAATCAACCACTCCATAGTGATACGATTCATTTTCATAGTGTACCTCAGTTATGGATGTGTGGAGTTTGGGTTGCTTTAGAAGATGTTAATGAGGAAAATGGTACACTACAAATTGTCCCTGGCAGTCACAAATGGGAAATTTATGATTATGAAAGTTTAAAATTAACTCATCCTGATGATGTAGAAAATGGTGAGGCGGAAAATTACAGTTACTATGAGAATTTTTTAATTGATTTAATTAAATCAAAAAATGGTAAAACTAAACCAGTTTCATTAAAAAAGGGGCAAGCATTAATTTGGGCAGCAAATATGTTACATGGTGGTTGTAATGTAGAAGGGGTTACTGATTTAGAAAAAACTAGGTTGACACAAGCAAACCACTACTTTTTTTATGGGTGTGATGAATATTATTGCCCGATGTTTTCGGAAAAAAGTAAAGGTAAATACGCTAAAAAATGGTGTGATGATGACAATAATATCAAAACTCATTTAGATAAAATAAATAAAATAAAATAAAATGAATTTAAATTTAATAAATCAAGAATCAAATGTAAAATGGTTTGCGGATAATGGTAATTATACACATGCCATAAATTATAATATTAATGAAGACTCTATGGTAGTCGATGTAGGTGGGTACATAGGTTTATGGGCAGATTTAATTATTGAAAAATATAACCCATTCATTACTATAGTGGAACCCATAAAAGATTTTTATGATCAACTATGTGATAAGTTTAAGGATAACCCTAAAGTAACGGTGTTAAATTATGGTATATCTACTACCAACAAGTCTGATGTCATATATCTAAATGGTGATGGGACATCAAAATATCTTACTAACGACAAACCTATTACAGTTAATTTTATTACAATAGATGAATTGTTGGAAATTATAAAAAGAGATAATGTTGAATTAATGCAAATTAATATAGAAGGTGAAGAATTCCCATTATTAGAGAATATGATAGACACTGGAAGCATTTTAAAATTTAACAACATACAAGTTCAGTTTCATACATTTATTGAAGATGCCCTTGAAAAAAGGAATAATATACAAAAGGGTTTAGAAAAAAATAATTTCAAAAAATTATATGATTACCCATTTGTGTTTGAGGCTTGGTCATTAAAATAATTTTATGGGAAATATTGTAGTAACAGGTGGTTCTGGTTTGGTTGGTAAAAGTTTAAAAAAATACTTACCTAATGCAGTTTATTTATCGTCTAAAGATTTTGATTTAACGACAGAAAATGGTGTAAAAAATATGTATGAAACATATAAACCTAATGTCGTTATCCATTTAGCCGCTAAGGTTGGTGGTATTATTGATAATATTAATAAACCCGCAGAATATTTTACTGAAAATATTTTAATGAATACACTATTGGTAGAATATGCAAAAAAATATGGTGTAAAAAGATTTGTTGGGATTTTAAGTACATGTATTTTTCCCGATGTTTCCAATGAATACCCAATGAAAGAGGAATCATTACATTTAGGCCCACCAACTGAAACTAATTTTTCTTATGGTTATGCAAAAAGAAGTTTGGCAGTTCAAATAGATGCATATAATAAACAATACGGAACTAAATATCAATACCTCACACCTTGTAATTTGTATGGATTAGACGATAAAGATGGTGAAAATAATAGTCATTTTATCACTGCATTGATTAAAAAAATATTCGACGCTAAACAAAAAAATGAGAATAAAATTACTTTGTACGGTGATGGATCACCACTTAGACAATTTATGTACTCTGATGATTTTGCCAAAATTATCTATGATGTCATAGATAAAGAAATTTATGAAAGTTTTAATGTAGCCTCTTTCGAGAATTTATCAATTAAGGAAATGTCGGAAATTGCACTTAAATCTTGTGGGGGAGAACATTTAGAAATTATATGGGACAATACAAAACCTAATGGTCAATATAGAAAAGATGTCTCAATTGAAAAATTAAAATCTTTATTACCAGAATTTAACCCAATACCATTATCTGATGGAATAAAATTAGTTTATAAAAATTATTATGATAAAGTTAGTTAGTGATACAATTAATAAAGAAATTATTAAATCTTTATGTGAGTGGTTATCACAAGATGAAATACCTAGATTAACCAAAGGGGATTTAACCGTAGAATTAGAAAATGAATGGGCAAAAAAAATAGGTACTAAGTATTCTGTTTTTGTTAACTCAGGATCATCCTCAATACTATTAACCTTAGCGGCACTAATACAATCTAAAAAATTAAAAAATAATAAGATTATTGTTCCTGGATTAAGTTGGGCAACAGATGTTAGTACCCCTATGATACTTAATATGGAAACATTTATGTGTGACTGTAATTTAAGTGACTTATCTTGTGATTTAAATCATTTAGAAAAATTATTTATAGAACACAACCCCTCTGTTTTTATATTAGTCTCACCTTTAGGTTTAGTACCTGATATGGAAAAAATTGTTGACTTATGTGATAAATATGATGTTGTTTTACTTGAAGATGTATGTGAGAGTATGGGATCAAAATATGGTGTTAAATATTTAGGCACGTTTGGTTTTGCCTCTTTCTTCTCTATGTATTTTGGGCATCATCTAAGTACCATTGAGGGAGGTTTCATCAATACAGACGATGAAGATTTTTATCATTTATTATTAATGATGAGAAGTCATGGTTGGGATAGAGATTTACCTAAATGGAAACAAACCGAACTTAGAGAAAAGTACTCAACAAACGATTTTGATTCCCTTTATAATTTTTATGTACCAGGACTTAATTTAAGATCAACTGACCTTCAAGCATTTATTGGTATTAAATCAATTCAAAACTTAGACAACTATTCGGTAATAAGGAATGAAAATTTTAATGAATATATTAAAAATATTAATATAAATGAATTAAGTATAAAAAATGAACCCATTAATTTTATTTCAAACTTTGCCTTTCCTGTTGTATCAAAGTATAGGGATAAAATAGTGAAAGAATTAATAGAAAATAATATTGAAGTGAGACCTTTAATTGCTGGTGATATGTCTAAAAAACCTATGTGGTTTGAAAAATATGGGGTTAATAAATTACCTAACTGTGAATTTATTAACCAATATGGATTTTATGTACCGAATCATCAAAATTTAACTAAAGAAAATATTTTAAATATAACTAAAATCATTAATAATGGGTAAAAAAATTGCACTTATAACTGGAATAAATGGACAGGATGGTTCATATTTGGCAGAATTTCTTTTAGAAAAAGGTTATGTGGTTCACGGTATATTAAAAAGAAATTCTGTTGCAGAAAATCAAACTGCTAGGTTAGATAATGTGTATGATAAAGTAAAATTACATTATGGTGATTTAACGGATATGTCATCATTAATTAGTGTTATACAGAAAGTAATGCCTGATGAAATATATAATTTGGCTGCACAATCACATGTTAGAATTTCATTTGATCAACCATTATATACTTCTAATGTTACTGGATTAGGAACTTTAAATCTCCTTGAGTCGATTAAACTAATCAAACCCGACACTAAAATTTATCAAGCATCGTCATCAGAAATGTTCGGTAACTCAATCGATTCTGATGGGTACCAAAGAGAAACTACCCCTATGAATCCAGTTTCACCATACGGATGTGCTAAAGTATTTAGTTATAATATTTGTCGTAACTACAGAAACTCATATGGTATGTTTGTTTCTAATGGTATTTTATTTAATCACGAATCCCCAAGAAGGGGTACAAACTTCGTAACCAATAAAGTATGTAAAGAAGCAGTTAAGATAAAATTAGGGTTGTCTAATGAATTAAAATTGGGTAATCTTGATGCTACAAGAGATTGGGGTCACGCTAAAGATTATGTTAAAGCGATGTGGGAGATTCTACAATTAAAAAATCCTGACGATTTCGTATGTTCAACGGGAACATCACATTCAGTTAGAGAGCTTGTCACATATGTTTTCAATAGGTTAGGGTTAGATTGGGTTGACTATGTGAAACAAGATGAAAAATTCTTAAGACCTGAAGAATTACACGATTTAAAAGGTGATTCATCTAAATTAGTTAAAAACACAGGATGGTTACCCTATTATACATTCGAAACGATGTTAGATGAAATGATTGACTATTGGTTAATTTATTATAACATTCACAATTAATAAAAACAAACTTAAAATTAAATTATGTCAAGAAGAAAAAATAGAAAACTTTCTGAAGAAGATCTTAGAGAAGTAGAAGAATTTATCTACAGAAAAAATGATGAAGAGGAAAAATTTCTATCATCAATGTTCGTTAACGTTAAATGTAAAAACGAAAACCAAAAAAAATTAGTTGACTCTATAAAAAATAATCAAATAACTATTGTATCTGGTTTACCTGGAACAGGTAAGACTTTTATAGCGTGTGCCGAAGCACTTAAAATTGTTAAGTCTAGAACCAAATATAAGAAGATTCTATTAGTTAAATCTGTCACACAATTACCAGGAGAAGAATTAGGTTTTCTACCAGGTGATTTAAAAGAAAAATTAGAACCATATATGATTTCATTTATAGATAACTTTGAAAAAATTATTGGTGAAACAATGACTAGGAAATTAAGGGAATTAGGTATCATTAGTATACAACCATTAGCGTTTGTTAGAGGTAGAAGTATTGATAATACAATTATCATTGTTGATGAGGCACAAAATATATCACTCTCAAATATGAGAACTCTAATGACTAGAATTGGTAATGATTCGAAAATGGTAATTTTAGGTGATGTTAAACAAAGAGATATTAAAAAGAAAAGTGATAGTTCTTTAGAAATAATAATAAATAGATTTGAAGATAAAGAAGATTTTGGTACAGTTACTTTGAGAGATGAAGGTGATATTGTTAGGAACCCACTTATTAAAACTATTGAGGATATTTTCGATCAAATAGAAGAAAATAAATAAAAAATGAAAAAATTTTTTTTGAAAACTAAAAAAGGTGAGGTGATTAATTACACAACACAAGAAAATGAAATTTTAGCAATAAAATATTTTTCTAAAATGAAGGGGTTGAGTAAAGAAGATTTATTAAAAATTTTTAATATAGAAAAAGAATGATAGTAGGTATAACAATCGATGGTGTAGTTAGAGACTTCATCTCAAAATTTGAATCTGTATATGATAAATATTACCCTAACGAAGAGGATATTGAAAACGATGACGTTGAAGTTGAATTAGAAAGAAGAGTTATAGATACATTAGATTTATTAGAACATTTTGATTTTAAAGGTGGTGAGGAAGAATTAAATAAATTCTTATATGTGGATTCATCTTTAGAGATTTTTGGACATGCAGGTGAGGTAAAATTAAATTCTGTGGAACATTTAAATCAACTACATAATATCATAGAAGATATGGGACATACTCCAGTGGTAATAAGTAAGGAATTAAATAATAGTAAACCCGCAACTTTATTCTTTTTATCTAAATTATCAGCAAAAGTTAATAATATTATTTTTGTAAGAGATTATGATAAGAAATGGGATCATGTTGATGTATTAATCACTGCAAACCCATCCGCTTTGAATTGTAAACCAAATGATAAGATTTCCATAAAAGTAATAAATCATTACAATAAAAATTGTAACTCTGATTATACAATTATTGATCTTAAAGAAATAATTGATGATAAAAAACTTTTAGGTAAAATTTTAAACACAGAAACAGTAGATTTTGAAGATGTTTAACATTTACTTATTAATATAAAATATTAAATTAATAAAAAATAAAATATGGAAAACTTATTATTAGAAATTGGGGGTAAAGAATTATATATTGATGTTGAAAGATTATCAGAGATAGTTAGAATTGAACCGAGTGAAAAAATTGTTAAGAATTTAGAAACTGAAGAAGAAACTGAAGAAGAAAACTTATTAGACGATTCAGTAGTTCAAATAGACGTAACAAAATATGAACTATATAGAGAGATGGTGGGAACACTTTTATCGTATAATGAGGAAATAGATAATAGAATGGGTAAAGTAGCCTTAAATGCAACGTCAGTACCATTTAAACTAGCGTACAACACTCTTTTAATGAAGGGTATAATAAGAGAATTATAAATAATAATAAAATAAAATGCTATGAGTGAACAATTAGAAAAAATTAAAGAATCAATTGGAAAAATAGAGAATAAAGATTTCGGTATTTATTTCTTTACAATTGACACCAAAGGTAATCCTACTGCAGGTGTCGCAACAATTTACGAACACGTAAAAAAACTTAGAGAATTGGGATATAATGCCAATGTTCTTCATGATAAGAATGATTATAAACTAAGAGAAGATGAAGAAGGTATGGGTATTGCTGAATGGTTAGGTGAAGAATACGCTAACTTACCACACGTATCTATCGAATCACAAAAATTACAGGTTGGACCTTACGATTTTGTAGTAATACCTGAAGCATTTGCTAGTATTATTAAACAAACAGTTAATTTCCCTTGTAAGAGAATTGTATTCTTACAGTCTTATGAGTACATTTTTGAAATGTTAGAAATCGGTGAAGGTTGGGAACAATTTGGAATTAGTGATGTAATTACTACAAACGAAAATTTGAGTAATTATGTTAATTCTACATTTAGAAATTTAAGAACAGATATTATCCCAGTAGGTATTCCTGAATATTTTAAGAATTCTAACGAACCGAAAATACCAACTATTGCTATGTCCGCTAGAGATAAAAGAGAGTTATTGAAAATTGTGAAAATTTTCTATCAGAAATATCCACACTATAGATTTGTAACATTTAGAGATATGTCAGGTTTACCTAGAGAAATGTTTGCAAAAGAATTGTCAAAATCTTTTGTTAGTGTTTGGATTGATGAACTATCTAGTTTTGGTACGTTCCCATTAGAGTCTATGAGAACTAAAACACCTGTTATTGGTAAAATACCGAGAATGGTGCCAGAATGGATGGGATCTATTGATGAGAATGGTAACCTTAATCTTAATGATAATGGTATTTGGACACCTAACCTTAATTCTATTCCCGATATTATTGCAACTATGGTTGGGTTATATTTAGAGGATGCTATTCCTGAAAACATAATGAATGGTATGAGTGAATGGGAAAACAAATATAGTACAGAAGAATCAGATAAAATTTTATCTGAAGTTTATAAAGGAATTTTTGATAGGAGGATTGTTGAGTTACAACACACTTACGATCAACTAAAACAAAAAGAAGAAACACTAACAGTAGAAAACAATTAAAATTATGACAAAAATAACAGTATTAGTACCAGTTCATAAGTTAGAAGGAGAATATCTAACTAGATGTATTGAAAGTATTAAAAATCAAAAAGTTAAACCACATGAGGTTTTATTTATCACATCAAATGATAAGGATGTAAATAAATTTTTAACAGAATATGATTACGGTGATTTAAAAGAAATCACTAAAGTAATTGAAAACGAAACTGGTGAGTATGATTTCCAGTCACAGATTAATTTTGGTGTAGAAAAATCTAGTGGAGATTATTTCACTTTTGTGGAATACGATGACGAACTTTCACCAATATGGATTAAAAATGGAATTCAATATTCTGAATCTTATCCTGAGGTTGGTATATTTTTACCAATAGTTTATGAAACTGACGAAAATGGTAGATTTATTTCCTTCACTAATGAGAGTGTGTGGGCAAAAGATTTCACTGAACAATCAGGATATTTAGATAATAATACATTACAAAGAGTTCAGAACTTTAATTTTGATGGTATGGTTGTTAACAAAGAACTTTTCTTAGAACACGGTGGGTTAAAGAAAAATATTAAATTAACTTTTACCTATGAGTTTTTATTGAGAATGTCATATTTATCGATTCCTATTATGGTAATTCCTAAATTGGGGTATAAACACACAAACAATAGAGAAGGTTCTTTATTTGTAGAATATAAGAACACTATCGATGTTTTAGAAAGTAAATTTTGGGTTAACAAAGCTAAAAAAGAATATTTTTTCACTGAAGATAGGGAAATAACATATGAACCATAAACATTCGTTATGTCTGAAGAACCTAAAAAAAGGGGTCGGAAGAGAACGAATAACCTATATTTTGGTCCTGAACAGGAAGAAGCAGTAGTTAAATTTTTAACAAGTGAATCGTATAGCGAAAGAAATAGAATTTATGTTGAATATCTAAAAGACCCTATTAACAAGATGGTTGAATCCATCATTAGAAGATACAAGTTATATAGAAAAGAGTATGATTATGAGGATGTACATTCTGATACTCTTTCTTTTTTAATAACAAAAATGCATAACTTCAAACCCGATAAGAATAAAAAGGCTTATTCTTATTTTGGTACGATATGTAAACATTATCTTTTAGGACAATTAATAAAAGATGATAAAAAATTAAAATCTGATGTATCATATGATGATGTATATAAAACTGTCGAAACGATGGATGATTTTATATACCATATTGATGATCAAAAATTACAATTAGATGAGTTTATTGAAGAAATCTCTGCGAGTATTAAAGCGGATATGAAGTTTGGTAAATTATCTGAAAATGAAATAAAGGTTGGTGACGCATTAACTAGAATTTTAGATAATTGGGAATCTATTTTTGAACAAATAGAAAGTGGTAATAAATACAATAAAAATCTTATACTTTCATATATAAGAGAAATATCCGATTTATCAACTAAAGATATAAGAGTTGGTATGAGGAGGTTTAAAAAAATGTATTTATTACTTAAGACAGATAAAATTGATGATGATGAAATTTAAAATTTTAAAATTAGATATTTATAGGAAAATACATTAATATGTCTAGACCAAAAAAAACTAAAATCAATATAGATAAAAACAGTCTTCAAGAACTGATGCAGGAAATTTATAACGATTGTAGTAACGTTATGAATAATGCAAGAAGAGAATTGACTGAACGTAAAGTACGTGTTGACATACAGGACATAAACGATGAGTATCAAATAGGTAAAGTTAATAATGAGACATTAAAAATCATTGAAACTACCATAGATAAAAAAATCGCCTTAGCAAAATTACAATCTCAAATTTTAGGAGGTAAGTCTGAAGATGAAACCCAATCAAATGGGTCGGGTATCACTGAAGATGATAAGAACTTACTAAGAGAATTGTTTAAGGAAAAGTCAAACAATAAAAATACTGAATACGATATTGATTAATACATTATGAGTGAAAAATTTAGAAATGTAGTTTGTGAACCTAAAGATATAATTGCCGATATCAAACGACAGATATTGGAGTTAATTTCTTTGAATAAAACTACTTGTAATAATTTACCTGATTTATCTATACCTAACGTATTACCTGATTTGTCAGATTTAAATCCTAGTCAAAAGGTAATTGATTTCTTAAACGACATTTTGGCGTTAGTAACAGGTATTAATTTTGATGAAATGAGGATGCAGTTAATTAGTTGGTTAGTCGAACAATTAACTCCTCTATCAGAAAACCTATCAGTAAATTTAATTAATTCTATTAAAAGTTGTTTCGCTTGTAAAATTGATCCAAAAATACCTGGATGGTTATTTGTTACTGACCCAACTACAATAGTTTTTGACGCAAACGGTACTCCATTACCAAACTCAGGTAGTCCTGGTATTGGGATGAATATTGAGTTAAATAAATTAGACTTGACTTGTTTATTTGCGGTTGACCCTAATAGTGAAGTAGGGCAACTATTTTATGATGGTGACGAGACTAATGACTTAAACGCATTTTTGTGGAAAGTAATACAAGAGAATGGTAATCCTTTAATTTGGGCGGATCCAATAAATGGAAAACAAATTGTTGAGGTTAGGTATTTTGAAAACTCCCCAACTGCATTTATCGAATCGGATGGTACTGTGGAGTATCAAAATATTGAAGCAAGACCTAGAGTTTTTAATGTTAGATTAATAAATCAAACTTATCAAAGTAAAACACTTATATCTTTTTTAAATGATTATTTTAATAGTCAAAATCCATTATTTAATGTGGATAAAGTTGTACCCGATATTATAAATTTAATTTATGGTACGTTAACTAATAAGATAGATTTACCTGATGAATGTTTACTACGGACAGTAGAAACGGAACAAGCCATCAGTGATTATATTGATAATGGTATTGATAATCCTGAGATTAGTTTAGATGATAGTTTTTATGAATTTAATTCAAAACAAATTACTAACATAAAACAAATAGCAAAACAGAAAAAATTAGGCGTTAAACAATACGCTAAATGTTGTGGTAAACAAACTAGTTCTATTTCATACGAAACGGTAAAATCTATAAATGATGAATTAACTGCATCATCTACACTACAAGAAAAAATTAATACATATACAAGATCTTTAGATGCACTAATAAGTGAGTCTACTGAAGGTGTTAAAAATTTAGATAAAAATTCTGCATCTGCAGAATTCTTAGCGAATTTCATTAGTTCCTTACAAATTGCATTAACTAAAATAGTACTAACACCCAAAAATTTGATGATGTTAAATTTATTCTATTATTTAGTTAATTCATCGCCAGTTAAAGAAGTCTCCGTAAAAAAGATTTTAAAAGAATATGAATGTATTATACGATGTATAATTGCGGAAATTTTAAGAAAATTAATTTATGACTTTTTATTACCTTTGGTTATAAAGTCACTTAAAAATTTAATACTTTGTGTTATAACAAAAAAAATAAAAGAACAAAGTATAAATTATTTTAAATCCAAATTAAGTTTATTACCTGGATTTGTTAATGAAAATTTAGAAAAAATAAATGAAATATTTGGTAAGGGTGAAGATTTAGTTGATTTGGCTCGTGGTTTTACAGATAAAATAAACTTAAATTCTTTAAATAATACTAATTTATCTTTTAATAAAAAAGGTAGATTTTGTGATTAAAATTTTATAAAATGGCAACAGAATCATGTGGTGGTAGTAACAATGAATTAGCGAAAGCCGCTGGTATTGCAGGTACTTTAGTTGCGATTGCAGCAATCTTAAAAAGGGCGTTTAAAGTACAAAAAAAATTAACACCTCTTAATAAAGAAGAAATATTATTAGGTGTTCAGTTTAGAGAAGGACTAAGTGCGATTGACGTTGCTTCAAAAATAATTGAGAGAAAAAAAGAAATTGGTGTTGGAATTGGTCCGTTACCTAGTGGTGCGGAAAACATAGATTTACAAATGGAAGTAATAAGGATTGAAGAAATTATTAATGCAATTAAAACAAAAATGAAAGTTGAAGCTGCATTCCCACCTGGAGTACCAATAACTGCGACTGGTGGTAACGCTGGTGGACCAATAGTAGTACAAGGTGCTACGACTCAATCAGTAAAAGTAGAAGGTGTTGCACAATAAATTATGGATAAGAAAATAGATTGGGAAAATTTAAGTAATTCATCTATTAAGATGAACTTAGAGAGTTTATTACATGAACAAATATCTCTTAGAGATAGGATTTTAAAACTATCAGAAAAACTAGAAGATATTGAAAAAGAATACTATTTTGGTAATAAAATTTTGGTAAAAAGATATAAAGGGGAAGATTAATGAATAATTATTATAAGGATAGTACTAATACTAACGTCATACCCATTATTAGGGTTGGTGAGGTTGCATCAGTGATTGATACAACTAAATCTGGTAGGATACAAGTTAGGATAACAGGTGTAGATGATACTGAGAGTGATACGTCATTAATAGAATGTGTACCACTTCTACCGAAATACTTAATTACCTTACCTAAAGTTGGTGAGTGTGTTTTCGTTTTCCAATATGAACACAACGATTCATCACCTACTGCATCGTTTAAAAATAAGCGTTTTTGGATTGGTCCGTTAATTACTCAACCAACTAAACTTGAGGGGGAGGGATATAATTCTGCAATGTCTATCCTACCTGATGGATACACCAAACTAAAAGATCCAAATCTAGATATTGGTGCGTATGGTAACGATGAGGATATTATATTACAAGGTAGATTTAATACTGATATAATACAGAAAGATAACCAAATGTGGTTAAGGGTTGGTAAGACTATTGAAGGTCAACCAAACAAATTTAACGATAAAAATTTAGGTTATGTACAGTTAAAATATGGTGGTGAGAAGTTAAAAAGAGAGGTTGAGGAAAAAGAAGTTGTAACATATGTAACACCTTCTCCAGATACGTTAATAACTGTAACAATGAATACCGTTACTAACTCAAATATTATTTTATCGGGAGATTTACCACAAAGTAGGTATACACAAAATGACATTAATAGAACTGAATTATTTATAACAGTTACTGATGCGAACACAGGTAATTTAAAAACTTCTTTCGAAAATGAAAACAGTTTTATTGGTTCCACATCTAGAGATCAAGCCTTATCGGCAGCAAAAATATTTATAGACCTTAATAAAGGTGCAAGATGGAAAATTAAAACTAAGGCAGACGATTTAATTAAGATTTATAAGGGTAGTGATGGTATCGCAATGTTTGACGCAGTACCTGTAGAAGTAAAGAAAAAAATTAAAGAGTTAAAAGTTGTAAAAAATAAGAGTGAAAAAAGTAGTGTTATAAATATTGTCGCTAACAAAATTAATTTAATTAGTCATGACGGTGAACATACATTTGAATTGGCAAACCCAAAAGAATTAATAACTGACGATGAACAACAAAAAATAAATAATGAGGCACATCCATTAGTATATGGGGATATTTTATTAGAGTTTTTAGAGTTAGTAAAAAAATATGTCCAACTACACGTACACCCTTATCACGGTTTAAGTGCTGACCCTAGTACTATTACTACAGATGTTTTAAGATTTGATTTAAATAAGATTTTAAATAAGAATATTAATAGTAATTAAGATATTTATTTATAAAAGAGAAATGGTTTATAGAACTTATATAGATAAAGATAATACAATTGTTTATAACACATTAATAAACACTGGTAAAAACCCAATTGCGGAATTATATTATGGTGGTAAAGAAAACCAACCAGACTACACCAGACATTTAATATATTTCGATGTTTCGGATTTACAAACAAAATATAGTAATGGTGAATTAGGTGATTTATCTAATGTAACCCATACTCTTAGAATGACTAATAGTTCCTTTTTTGATAGGGACTTACAGGCACAAAGAGCCTTAGACAATAAAGTAAGAACATCATCTTTTAATTTAATTCTTTTTAGGATTGATGAATTTTGGGATGAAGGTTGTGGGTACGATTACCAACAATACGAAGGTATACAACCGCATGATAATATAACTTTTGTGGAATCTGCAAGTAACTGGTTATATTCTAGTGGGGCGACACAATGGACTGAACCTGGTGTTTATTCAGGATCACCATCTGCGATTACAATAACTATACAACATTTTGATCAGGGTAGTGAAAATATTGAGATGGATATCACTGATGAGGTAAATACTTTAATTACTGGTGGTACTGGTACCACTAATTACGGTTATGGTATTGCATTTGAGAGAGATTTAGAGATAATAGAGGTAATACCTTCAAGGTATGTAGGTTTCTTCACTAGACACACACAAACGTATTATGAACCATTCGTAGAAACAGTTTATGATAGTGTAATTAGAGACGACAGGAAGAATTTTTATAGAGGTAAATTAAATAGATTATATTTCTACACAAATTTAGGTGGAGAACCCGTTAATTTAGACAGTAACCCTACTGTAGAAGTAAAAGATGGGTCAGGTGTACTATTTTCTTCATACACATCTAATGATGTCGTTAGACAAACAAAAGGTGTATATTATATTGAACTATTTGTACCTATTACGGAATCAGATTGTACTATATTTACTGACACATGGTCAGATATAGAAATTGGTGGTATAAATAGACCAGACGTAACATTACAATTTGAAATAAAAGATGATACTGAATACTATCGTTTCGGTGATGATGAGTCTTTACCTATAGAATATGGAATGAATCTATCGGGTATTAGGAGAGATGAAAAAATCAAAAGAGGTGATTTAAGAAAAGTATTTGTAAATGTAAGAGAACCATATACTATTAATCAATCGTCAGTGATAGATGGATTACAATATAGAGTTTGGATAAGAGAAGGAAACACCGAAGTTAATGTTATTGATTGGATGGATGTAAATAGAACTTATCTTAAAAATTACTTTATTTTAGATACATCTTGGATGATACCTAATGAATACTATATAGATATTAAATTGACTTCTAATTTATTAGTAAAAACATATACTAATACAATGAAATTTAATATAGTTAACCAAGTTGACTACCTACACTAACTACTATAGGTTCTACACCTGAAGGTAATTGAAAAGTTGTAGATTTAATTTTTTGAATAACGTCTTCTAATATGTTTTTTAATATTTGAGTTGCCGAAGTCACATTTAATGGTTTTGGGTAAGGTGCATTAAAACTCATTAGTTTTTGGGGTGTTTCATCACCACTTTTACCTGACCTATATCCCACCTCAATTAAGAATTCATCTAAATTAATTTTACCATTTTCATAGTCATCGGTTCTCCAAATATTATGTTCAAGTTTATTTCCTTGACTATCTAATTGAAAAAACTGAATATCTACTCTTAATGTTCTAGCGTCCCTATCATCCATATCAATATAAATTCTTCTATAATCATCTACAATATGAAAGAAATTAAAAGGTATATAAAGTGACATTGAGTTGTATCCTGACCACAATCTAACGTCTCTGACATCATTAAAACCTTCATCACCATTAAAATGGACTTCTATTTGCCCATATGTCTCATCATTATATGATTTAACTAAATTACCAGTAAAATCGTGAATTTTAGAAAAAAACAATTCTGCCATAGGCCATTTTTTTCTTAATGGTTCGTAAACACTAAATAATTTAGAGTTCTCCCAATAATATGATTTAGATAATTCAAAAGCAGTCTCATAATCTAAATTAAAATCTTCGATTAACCATGCGGCAACATCAAAAACACTATAATTGTATTTGTCGTCTTTGTGTTTTTTATGTATTAATTTTAGTATTCTTTTTTCGTTATCATTAAATTCATTAGTAACGTCAATTAATAGTGACTCTAATAGAACATATTTTTTCTTTACCCTCATAGTGATTACAAATATAATAATAAATATTCTATAAAACAAAAAAGGGTAGAAAACTCTACCCTTTTTATTGTTGATATTTTAATTGATTATCTCAATTCGTTGATATCGAATGTTACAACACCGTCAACTGTTACTACACCATAGAAACGGTTATTAACCATTTTCTTAGCGTATCTAGTCATAATCCCCTTCGTTGGTGCGAAGTTGAATGGGTTTTGTAATGTTGGAGTCAATTGTAATGGTACATACGGAGCGTAAATGTATCCAGTATCTAACAATGACTTACCTTTGTGTCCAATGATGATTGAGTTCGCTGGTGCGTAAGGATCACGATATACAGTATATCTTCCACCTAATGAACCGATTTTCTCAATACCCATATTGTACTGATCTTGCTCTGGAGAAGCGTTAGATACGTGGAAGTATTCTAAGTCATCAAAAATTGCTGATACCTCAGAAGATACTACTACGAAGTTAGCGCCACCTCTCAAAGTTGATTTGTGAATTTGTGCAGAAACTTGATTGATTTTAGTAATCAATGTTTGATTCCACTCTTTTTGTGTGTATGCGTTGAAACCACCGCCAGAGTTAGCTCTCTTCCATCCGTTATAGTCCCATCTCAATTGCCATGCTGCACCTCTTCTTAAGTCTCTTAAGATCTCTCTATCGATCTCAGCAGCAACCTGCTCAGATAATAGTGCCGTAAGTTCAGCTTCAGCATCGATGTTATGGAATGCACTAACGTCTTGTGCTAATTCAGGAGACCAAGTTGCTCTTAGTTTTCTTTCAGTTACAGATACAACTACCTCATCCAATTCAAAAGAAACCTCACCCATTTCTGTAGAGTATTCTAAAGAAGCGTATTGTACCCAACTTACGTCAAATGTAATCCCTGAATAAGTAGCATTAGTACTTCTAGTTAAACCAGAATTTGCACCAATGTATCCATCAAGTGTTGCATCTGAACATGACACACATGTTGGGTGTGTTAAATCTACTTCTAAAAGTAATGAACCATCTGCAGTACAGATATTACTATAATCTACGATACCTTTACCGTATTTTTGAGTAATAAGTCTAAAAGGTACTTCTCCACCACTCGCAATAATAAGATTACCGTTATTATCTTTAATGTCTCCACCTCTAACAACAACTTTAAGTGATGCTAAAAATGATTCAGTATCCATCTCATTTCCGTCTGGTCCTGTTAATCTACCAGCGTTTTGGTTGTTAAATCCTTTTACACCTAATTTAAGGTATCTAACTGAATTATCACCCGCTAACGCTTTTTGTGCTCCAGCAGCATATTCATCATCAACAGAAAGTCCTGAAAGGATTAATACGTTACCAGTGTTATTAACGTTACCAACCTCAACGTTAAGAGTAGGCTTACCTTTAGATGCATCATACAAACCATCGTTGTAATATAAATCGTAAAGACTTTTTGCGTAGAATGTTGTTGCAGATACATCTGTACAATCTCCGATTACACATTCTGGTAATGCACCGTTAGTAGTACCATTATCACCATTCAATGGAAACTGTCCATCAGATGTTTTAGGTACAAAGAAGAATAATTTACCGATTGGCATGTTCATCGCTTGTACTGATACGATATCGTTAGCCAATAATTTAGAGAATACTCTTCTCACAATTGGGAAAACTACAGTTTCGAAAGAACCTGATGAGTCTGCAGAAGTTGATTCATTCAACAAAGCAGATGCTTGGTTTTCATACAATTGAGCGATGTTCTCTTTTACGTGACCTTTTAAACCTTCTAAGAAACCTAATTTGTTCCATTTAGAGATAGTTTTAGATCTAATTTGCTTTAGGTGTTCTAGTCCGATATTTCCGACTTCACCTGAGTTTAACAAATGTCCCATTTTAATTTTTATTTTTTATTTTGTTATTTTATTATTTTTATGAGATTCTTCTCATTAAATCTTTAATTGCCGTAATTTGTGGATCTACATAAGCAGTAGACTCATTCAAATTAGTGGACTTAGAAGATTGGATTGTTTTATTAACTTTATTTTCTACAGATTCATTCATAGGGGATTTATTATCTAATTCCGTTTTGATAGTTTTGTAGATGTTTTTAGATTCTTTAATAGTCTCAGCATTATCAAATCTCTTAAGAATATCCATTTTTTCTTTCTTAGTAGTTGAATGCTCAGTAAATAATCTATTAACATAAGCCAAGTTAGTGTTAAACAACGCAACTTCGTTTAGTTTTTCTTTGAATACATTAAGTGCTTTTTTATACTCTTCGTTTTTAGTTTTCAACTCTTTGTATTCTCTCATTATTTTGGATTCGGAAACTGTGTTTTTTGTTGGTTCTCTACGAACTATAGGTTTACTTGTTGTTCTAGATTCTCTAGCCGCTAATCTAGCACCATGATATCTTTGTTTACCACTAGTTCTAGAGTGTCTTTGCAACTTATCCTCTTCAATGTATGCACCTTCTTCAAAACTTTCAAGATCTTCAAAATCTTCAATCGGTCTACTTCCAGCATGTCTTCCTTCTGGAGTATCTCTTAACCATCTTGAAGCATCATCTGAATTGTTTATTTTAAAATTCATAGTTGCATCTGAAACTTTTCCTCCTGGTACATAATCTCCAGGTACATAATCTTCCGATGGTTCATTCATTTCAATTTCGTAGACGATTTCATCTTTTTCTTCATACATACCTGAACCACATTCAGAACAGTATTTACCTTCTTCGTCTTCGTACATTGCGCCTGAACCACATTCAGAACATTGTTCACCTTCTTCGTGCATAGAACCCCATCCTTCTTCCATAGATTCCTTAATATAATACTCTGCACCCGTTCCGTTATCTTTTAGATGAATACCTCCTTCGTCTTTAACTACCTCTACTTCGTCATTATCAGAAAGTTTTTTAAATACTTTAACTACTTCTTCATCAGAAGCACCTGTTAAATCTAAAATTTCTTCACTTTCATCATCTGAACCCATCATAGGTAATTCTAAACCTAAACCAATTTCATCGTCATCATCTTCTACACCTTCACCAGCATCTAAGTCTAGGTCAGTGTCTAAGTCTAAGTCAATTTTATTTGGTTCCTCATCTTCATCATCTTCATCATCACCAAACTGTAATGAATCATCTTCATCAGATTCTTCTTCATCGTCAAGATCTAACTTAACGTCTTCTTCATCATCGGATCCTTTAGTTTCTACATCGTCAACACTAATCTCATCATCTTCTTCTTCTGAGATTGGTTCTTCTTTCTTTTCACCTTTATTTTTTAAAGATGACTCAACGATGCTTTCAATTTCTTTCGACATATGTGCCGCAAGTATTTCTTTCGTGTTGGCTTTTAAGGCATCCTCTAAAGACTTTGCTTCTAGTAAAGCCTCTTCGATGATTGATTTCTTTTTTTCAGCCATTTTTTTCTTTTTTTATTTTTTTTTATTTATTATTAAATAACGCAAAATATTTCGCATTTCTTAATAAATATGCAATACTTTTAAAAAGTGTTATTTTTTTATTAATCCAGTAAAAAATTATTTAAAGAGTCTTTTAAAAGATTATCTTCATTTTTAATTTTAGATTCTGACATTTGTTGTTCTCTAGAAGGTTCTTCACTATAAATCCAAGAACCTGGTGTTGATGGTGATGTGACAATATCCCAACAAATCAATTCGAAGTCATCTTGTACAATATTTTTACCACCTTCTTTTTCTAAAGAACCTACACCTCTTGACGATACACCAATCTTTAAACCTTTTCTAATGTAATTAGCAACTCTATCACCCTCACAAGAAATTATTCCTTGATTAACAAATCCTGGTGACATAATAATTTCTAATTTACCCATCAATACATTACCTTCCCACCACAAGTCAACTACGTTGTGAGAAATTCTACTTACTGCAACTATTGAAGATTCTGGGTGATCTGCCTCACCTAACGCTCTTTTTTCTTTGATTAATTTTAAATAGTTTTCTGCCTCTCTCCTTAAGATGGCTTCAGGGTATATCCTACCATTTCTATTTTCTACACCATACTTTTGCATTACGGCATAAACAACCAAAGGTTCTTCTATAATAGGTTGACCTTTGGTTAAGTTTGACATCTCATTCACAAAATGTCTATTATCTTTTGGGGAAATGTATCCTGCGTCGTATTCAACAAGGATACCTTTTATATTTATTTCGTTTTTTTTAAGAATTTCCATAACAGTGATATACTTTTATTATAAATATACCACTGTAGTAAAAAATTACTTTTTAGATTTATGGAAAGTAAAAACTGAATTGTTTTCTAAACACTCGTTTACCACATCATAGATTATTCTCTTACTATTTTCTATGATATTAATTTTATTAATTGGTAAATGTTTTTTTTGATATAATGTTATTTCACATGACATAAAACTTCTTTTGTTTACATTTAATCCTGAAGTCCTCATATCTAAATCAACAATGTATTTATTATCGTGAAATAATTCTTTATTGATATTGTTACTTATTTTTTGTTTTATTTTTTTTCTTATATTACTTAAGAAAAATTCGTAGTTAAAATTTTCGTAATTTTCTTTTAACTCACCCCATGCACACAAGTTTAAATATAAACTTTTTGATTCTTTATTATTTACGGTACCGATTTTTGTTTTATAGTTTTCTAATAAATCTAACTTGATTTCTTTTCCTAATTTCATTCATAAAATTTTTCATATATTGTTATTTTAAAGTTTATGTAATTATACTATTAAAATAGTTAGTAGTCAAATTATGGAAATAAAAAACCCCTCTTTCGGAGGGGTTCGTATTTAATCTATCGATTCTTTTAAATTGTAAATTTTACTTATCTGTGAGTTGAAATTTTCATAATCAAAATTAGTGTTTAATAACTTATCTTTTACTTTTAATAATTTATCTTTTATCTCAACATCTGATGATTCATTTACTTTATTATCTATATTTTTTATACACTCTCTTTTTACTGTTTCGAATAAAGATTTTTTATCTTCTTTATTACCATTTAAAACCGTTTTAATTATTTCTTTTTCAGTTTCATTTATTTCAGAGTATTTTGTATTGAATTTCGTAACTAAAATATTTGCCAACATACTAGGTGGTAAATCTATGGATTCCGTAACTACAGTTTCTTCCTCCTTCTCCAACATCCTATTAGTTATATTATTAATTGATTCTTGAATTTTATTGATATTAGATGCGTTTTTATTCGTATTCACTAAAAAATTAATATCATTGTAAAAAGATTCGTTTTCCTTAACCAACGATACACCTTTAAGTAATTTGGTGAAATATTCATTTCCACTATCAATATGTTTTTTATTTAATGATTTTAATAAATCAATATTCTCTTTTATATATTCTTTTGCCTCAGTGGAATCATCAAACTTAGTATTCTGTAAATTACTATAGATTAAATACTGTTCCTTTAAAGTATCATTATTACCAATAGTTTTTAAGAATTTATTAAACAATTTTTTACCCTTATCATCTTTATTAATGATAGACTCAATCATTAACTGTTTAAAAGTATCTTTTATATTACCAAAATTTTTCATGTGTTAGTTTTTTATAATAAATATTAAACTTTTATAAAAAAACTTATTTAGTTAGTTTATCTATTTCTCTAGTCATTTCACTAATTTTAGAATTTAACACATCAGTACCTTTTTCAAAAGAATCTAAATTGTAAATATGATCATTTTTTTCTAAACTTTCAGTTAATCGTCTTAAATATATTCCCTGATATCTTTTAGTTTTTTCTTCATATATTCTTCTTTTTTCTTCTGTTAAAAGGTTACCGTCTTTTCTAAAAGATTCAGTAGTTGCTGGTTCTGCGGCTGGTTCTGCGGCTGGTTCTGCACCTGCACCCATATCTCCACCTGCACCCATATCTGCACCACCTGCGTCACCACCAGCACCTGCTTCGGCTTCACCAGCACCTGATAATAATGCGTCAAAGTCACCATAAAGTTTATCCACTCTATCAAATATACCTGTCTTCTTAATAACTTCTGCAGTTTGTTCCATTTCCGCTGCTGCCGCCTTTTCTAATCTTTGTTGTTCTAAATCATTTCTGATTTCTTCATCAGACATACCTAATATTTCTTTTTTGGCTCTAGTCATAGACATTGCACCAAAACCATTACCTGCGTCTGCAACAGAATCTTTATAAAGAGTTACCTTAAGTTGAGTTTGCTCAACCTTCAACATCTCAGCCTGAGTAGATGGGTTATTAAGTGAAAGTGTAAAATTTTCTAATTCATCCTCTAAACCTAAAATATAGAGATGGATAATTGCAATCTTATTAAGTTCTTGCAACATTGATTGTTGTATTCTATTAATAGTTCTAGCAAATCTAATATCTTGTAACGCCAAATTTTTACCATCACCATTTGCTTCTTCGAAACCTAAGAAAGGTTTGGGTACTCTAAGTGCAGTGAATAACTTTTTTTGAAGGTATTGTATATCTGCAATTTCAGAAAGGTTAGTCGCACCCGCCAATGTATCAATAGGGCTCGGTGCATTTGGATCTCTAACAGGTATAAAATAATCCTGATCCTGTGCCATTTGATTATATCTAGTATCTATCTGTCCAGTTTGTTGATCAATAACTGGACTTCTTTTAAAGTTATCTGCAATTTTATTCACATATGCAGGTACATCTTTTTCGTCTATATTACCTACATATATTTTGAATATTCTTCTTTCAGGTGCTCTCGTTACTCTATATATTAACATCGCATCCTCAGATAATAATAATTGTTTCCATATCCTTCTAGCCTTCTCCAACATAGATGTACCATAAGGTAATCTTCTATCATCCCCTAATAATCTAAAATGAGCAATTTGCCACGCATTAAATTCTATGTTCCTCTGACCCCAAACAAATGTGACAGGGTTAAATTTATCACTATCAGGAATAGTAGAATTCTCACCAAAACCCTCATTCTCTTTTCTACTTATTTCAATATTAGGTAATTGTTTAACACCTGTGATACCTTCATCACTATTAATACTTAAGAATAAAAAATTATCTCCGTATTTACATGTGTTTCTTGTCCACATAGGTAGTGAAGTGTGTATATCTAATCTATTGAAAAATAAATCTTCTAATATTCTTCTAACTCTTCTACTTTCAGAAAAAATATTTAAAACTTTATTTTCTGAATTTAAAGTTGTAGATTCCTCCATCATTATATCTAATGCTGCTGCGATTTCGGGAAAAAATTCCATACCCTCAAAATCTGCGTAAGAGGCTAACCTAGTTGTTTCATAATATATGGAGTGTTGATATATCTCATTATCTACTTTCTGCCACATATTCGACAAATAGGCGTCTTGTTGTCTTTTAAGTTTTTCGTATTCAAAATCCTCCTTAGATTTAGTTTTAAGGAGTTCCTTATCGTTTATAGAATATCTAGATTTATTTTGTGCCCTTTTTACCTCAGGACCAAACAAATCATTTAATTGTTGAAATATCGTTCTTTTAGCCATTTTTATCTTTATACTTTATTACTATTATAATAAATATCAAAAAAAAATAAATACTATCTTATCCCAAACAACCAATTGTATTCACCATTATCATTATTACCATTATTCCCTTGTTTTGGGTGGTAAGTTGGTGTGTTAGTGTAGAATGGGTTAGTATATTTTTGATTAGACAATAGAGGTTCAACTGACTTTTTTGAAACATTTACCCAACTTTCTAACATAGCCTTAGTTTGTTTCTCTACCATCTCTAATTTTTTGAATGATGTTTGTACAATAAATATACACATAGCGTATGCCATTATTATATCATCATGATAACCTTCCATATGATCAGGTCTACCGTTTTTATAAACAAAAGTCCTCAATTCCGAAATTAAACGATGTGATCGTATTATAGTTTTATTCTCTCTAATATGTTCCTCAAATTCGGAAACTAATTGTAATCTAGTGTTACCCACATTAAATCCAGGTACTTTATCCCCTTCACTATATTTAGTTTTAGCGTATTTTTCAGACAATTTTCTACTTTTAGGATCATCGTAGTGTAAGAAGTTATATTCCATCTCTAACAGTTTTAATACTGTTGCAACACCCATTCCACCTGTGATATCTACTATCGTATAGGCACTATACATATTACCATATTTATAAACCACTTCTGCCAACATATCTGGTGGTAGTTTATATTTAAATTCCGCAACTTGTTCTAAATTATCAAAATCTAAAATAACTATTGTGGAACTATCTTTACCGTCACCCCTACTAACGTCTACCCCCATAATGTATTTATGCCCAACCTCAGGTTTCTTCCATATCCACATAGCCTTTTCTAATTCTGCGGAGAATTCAGGATCTTTGACAAAATTTTCTTCGTGATATGAAATAAATTCGTCATCTATAACGTTACCTCCTGAACCAATAAATGATACATCAAGTTCTTGTGCAATCTTTTTTGGGTCACCCATATCTGCCGCCATCTCTTCGTACCAAGGGGATAAAGGTTTCCACCCTTCTTTTACCATAACCTCGTAATATTCTATGGTTGATTCATCGGTTTCATAAATTTTATCTAAATATTCCCATCTCAATTTAGTCCTACTTAAAGTTTTACACTCTATCTTTTCATCTTCACCCCTAACCCAAAATAATCCTCTGTTGTATCTAACATCCTGATACCACTTCATTTCAACTACGTTGAAATTGTTTTCTTTATTTTTGGCACCATCATAAGTTTTATAATATAGTGGATCCATACCATTTGGTGTAGATATCAGTGCAATCTTACCACCTGTACCTAAAGACGCCAATGCTGCCCCAAACACATCTGCACCATTATCGATAAAGGCTGCCTCATCCATTACTAAGAATGTTGGTGTAAAACCCCTCAAAGCATCTTTCGATGTTGCTAACGCTCTAATTTCACAACCATTAGATTTTAATTTTAAATGTCCTTTAGAATTTATTTCTAAATAATCGGTACCCTCATCTAACCCCCATACCCAATAAGGTATTTGATCTAGAAATTCCTTTATTTTTTTTAAGAACTCTTGTGCTAATGTTTGTTTGTTGGCTAATATTAGTACCTTATGTGGGTTTTCTGGATCACCAAATGCAGTTTTAACTGCAATATAGGCTGCGGTAGTAGTTGACACACCTGCCTGTCTGGGTTTAGTTACTAAATTACGATTATATTTTTCGTAAGATTTTATTATTTCTTTTTGTTTATGGAACAATTTAAAAGGTACCATACCTTCTTGAGTTAAATCGAATGTCTTTAAAAAAGTTTCGATTGCATAAATTGGTTCACCTAAACAACGTGCAAATATTTTTAGTTGTTCTCCTCTATCCATATATTTTAATTTAAAACGCTACTACTTTACCTTGTTCCCAGTCTTTGAAGTTTGGACCTAATTCATATGTAATATTATTACCACCCCCTACTTTTTGTATGATACCTGATTGATTGGCTGCACTCCAAAAAGTAGAAAGTTGTCCACCACTTTCAGTTTGTCCTATATGATTTAAAAAACCTCTTTTAGTTTTTTTAGGTGAAATTGATACATCTTTAATATAATTTATTAAATCCCTAATCCTTGATTCATCACCTTTTTGGAATGTAATCCCCTTATGTTTTGGTATTAGTGTAATACCGTTTTTATTGGCAAAATCTTTAACTATTGGTACAATACTTTCTATTCTACCACCTATTTTATCTTTTATTATTGATAGTTGTGTTATTGCCTCAATTGGAGTTTTATTATTAAAAAGATATTCTACTACATCATATAATATTACACCTACTGCATCGTTTAAAATAACATTTTCATATTTCCACGGAAAAGTTTTTTCTAACCTAATTAACTGTTTTATTTTTTCTAATGGGTTATTATTACTATTTAAAATTTTTTTAGATTCTCTTTCACTGATTAAATCAAATATCTCTTCAATCTTACCCCCATATTTCATAGAACTATTACTATAATAATCAAAATTTTTTCTAAAAAAATCTAAAAATATATTATAAAATGTTTCATTATTTAATAAAATTTCTTTATCTAAACCAAACGTACTAAAAAAATTATTTAACCACTCTTCAATATTTTTATTATTGGTATTATCCTTAAAATACTGAATAAATCTATCCCACCTTTGGTTATTTTCAACCAAAAGTAAATGTTGTCTATTATTAATTATTACTTTCATTATAAATTAGAAATTACGTGTTCCGTCATGTCCTCTTCTACCCTTCTACTGTCAGGATAAAAATTATCAATATTCGGTCCTCTCAATTCATCATCTTGTTCAATTAAAACCTCATCTAAAACTTCTAAAAAATAGTTAGCGTTATCACCAGGAAATTTACCAGTGGACTCAACATACAGTTTTAAATATTGGTAAAATATATTCGTAACATCAAACTTTAATATGTGATTGATTTTATCACCTTTTTTAATCTCATCCCAATCACCCTCTGAACCTAAAAATGTAGTTATTGTTTCTTTTATACCATTAAACAGTTCACCTTCAGAGGCACTATTATAAGACCATCTATACATATTTTTTAATTCCCATTTTAAGTCATTAAACATTTGTTCTTCGTCTATTAAGTGAAAAAGTGTGTATTTATCTTCTAATAATTCTTCAGTTAAAATATCCCCATACTCATCATCTAACGTATAAATCTCTTTACCGATAAAATCATTTTCTTTGATGTATTCTCTAATATGGTTAATTGCCTTATCACTTAACACTTCAGTTACATCATTTTCGAAACTAATATCAAAATCACCGAATATTTCTGACCAATCAGGATCCAATATATCCTCAACTAAAGTTTTATCGTCTACATCAAATAAATCTGCCAAATCCTTCCATTCACTACAAAACATATATATCCTATCACCCGATTTAATTATATCCCCAAAATCTGAATAGAAAGCCTCATTATCTGTAAGGTATTTGTCAAACCAACCAATATTTGTTAGTATTGAAAACATATCATCGTTACCCACATAATAATCCAATTCTATATCAACCTCATCAAAAGGGTTTTCACCTTTATTCATTAGATAAGTAAATACACCCTCAATTACATCACTATAACTTAATTCTAATAACCCTTTTATATAGTCAATTACCTCAATATAATCTTCAAGTTCACCGTATTTTTTTTCAATAATCTTATTTATTGCGTTTTGTACCCTTTGATTTATCATCACTTTATTTTATTAATAAATATTGGTAATAAATAAAAAATCCCACTTTTGGTGGGATTCTATTATTTTATAATCTTTTTAATTAAACGTATTTGTGAAGTTCTTCTACCTTTTTAAAATCACCTTTGTCCAATGCATCATCAATTAATTTCATTATTTCATTTTTAGACATTCTACTATAATCTACTTCGTCTGTTTCTATGTTTTCCACATCATCTTCCTTAGGTTCTACACCTAAATTATCTATAATATCTTCCATATCATCATAACCTGTGTCATTAAACATATCTTCTATAGTATCACCCTTATCTTGATTATGTAAGTCTTTAAGTGTGTCTACAACCTCTTTACATCTTTGACTACCACTAAGTATTTCTTTCATAAATTCGTGAAATTGTGATGCAGGTAACTTAGTTAATTCTCTAAATAACCATTGTTTGATGTCGTAGTTTTCAGAATCAATACATTCTAAGAATTTCTCCCACATACCAGGACCTAATCTCATTCCCCATATCTCACCTTCAGGTGTATCTGCCTTTTCAATAACCTCTTTTTGTTCTTCAAAATCTAAATGATCGTCAGCCCAGTTAATTGCGGATAATTCTAATGTACCTTTAATTAATTCGTGTACTAATAGTGGGAAAATCCAAGCCTTAGCGACTACAACTGGAATATCATCACCCTCTTCAATATCGATTCTTTCCATATCATTTTCTTCATCTTTGTCTTCAGGTTTTTCAGCCTTTCTCCATTCGATTTTTTCTACACCACCGACTTGTCCACCCATAACACTGTCAGGGATAATCCAATATTGGAAATCTGCCAATGACATAAGTTTACCGTATAGTCCCATTAATCTAGGATCCAAAGCGTCTAATTCATCTGCAACCATATGGAAAATGTAGTGACCTTTTTTGGCTGCACCTTGCATAAGTGCATTGATAACTCTCCTTTTATCAACCTCCATTTCCAACTCTTCCATACGTTGAGCACTTTTAGGTTTTTTAGGTAATTCATAACCCTCACCTTCATCTTCGTCCTCATCTTCGTCTGGTTCAATACTTAATTCTGAACCTGGAGGTGTTAACGTTGCCTCTAACATTTGATCAGGAATATCGAATTCTTCAGATACTATATCAATAGCCAATTGTTCCAATGATTCTTTGTGTCTAGTTTCGATTTGACTAATCTCACCCATTATTTGAAACATCATTTGCATCATATTAGGTGTAATATTTCTAACACCGTGATATCTTTTAACTTTATTAACAATTTCTTTGAATCTTTGTCCCGCAATTTTTTCAGAATAATTTTGTGACTCAGAACCAACTGGAATTGATTTACTCTTTCCGAATAAGTGTTCCCCACTTCTAAGTCTACCCTCTAAATCTGGATTCATCCTTTCTGGATGCTCAGGATCATATTCAATAGCCTCAACTAATTTGTTAAGTCGATATTTTTCTTTAATAACTCTATTAGTTACTTCGTTAATGATATTTTTTCTTCTCATATTTTTTGTTTTTATTGTCCATATACCGTACTTACCCACATTTTAAATGAGTCACCAGCCATCTTTTCAAATACCCTTTGTACGTTTCTTAATTCAGTATTACCGTCACCATTTTCTATTCTAGCCAATGCTGCCCTTACTAAAATGTCTCTAATCTCTTGTTTATTATCTAAAAGATAGTTAATATGATTTAATTGTTCTTCCAATGAGTCTCTATCACCATCTGAATAACCCTCATCTTCATCCTCATCATAACTGTCTAAGTTTTCAATTTCTTCCTCTAAACTTTCAGGATCCTTACCCATTCCATATAACCATCTATGTAAATCATCTTTAGTCCAATTTAATAATGGTGATGCACCATACATATTAATTAAACCACTTTGTCTAAGGTTCTCTAAAAATTTAAATACTTTAACTTTGTCTGCGGAAGGCATTTCTCTAATTACAAAATATTGTCTACCACCACCATTATCTGGTGTTTCGTTAATCCTAACTTTAGAATTAATATATTCTACTAAATCTTTTTTCTTCATTTTAGGATTTATCGATTCGTCTTTTTTTCTATGTGATTTTTTTACTGAACCTTTGTAACCTATAGAATCAGTACAAACTGCGTATGGGTTATAATCAGTACCATTATCTTTATTTTTTTTCTCTACGTCTTTAACACATCTATCCCACTTTTTAGTGTGAACAGTATCATCTTTTTTTTCTTCTTTAGACTTTTCAAAAATATTAATTCTCATAGTACTCACTATTATAATTTTTTATTTTAAGTTTTTAGAATTTTTTTCACCCTTCCCTACACGTGTAGCCCTTCTTAAATACTTAGACTTACCCATAGAGTCTTTTTCCAATTCATCCTCCTCATTTACGGTTACTGAACGTATCTTACCCTCTTTATCTTTTACACCATAAGTACCTTTATCTAATTTATCAAAAGAACTATCAAATTCATCTTGATTGTAAACTGTCATCTCTTCTGCCTCGTCAACTGAATCAATATATTTTTCCATTAGTTTTCTTCTAGTGGCTCTTTTTATTTCAGATTCATAAATTCTAATTTTGTTACCCATAATTTTAAGTATTTATCATTTCTTTTTCATATTTTATTACCATATCCTTTTCGTATAACTTATCTTCTACCGAAGATAATGTCTCACCGAAAGAAAAGAATAATCTTTTTTCTGGGTAATCATCATACCCCTCCATATTTTCCCAAGCCAACGCAATTATACCGTCAACTGCGTCCCACATTGCAAAAGATTCAGAATCTTTAACTAAATCTAATTTTAATGTGGTAGTTAAAGAACCACTTTTTTTGATGTATTTATCTTCTGGTGGTTCAGGATTTCCCAACGAAGGGTATGAGTCCCAACCATCACCATCTATATCTTCTAAAATATCAGAAAAGAGGAACTCGTAAACGTAGTTCCCCTTCCAGTTCTGTCCAATTCTATTGATATATACTAAATTCATTATCTAAACATTCCTCTTCTTCTGTAAGAAGGTCTCATTCTTTCACCGTTATCAGTTGCCTTTGGTTTTGGATCAGCCTTTGGTCTCTTTATTTTATCCCAATCTGTACCAGTACCTGGTTTAGTTGTAGGTGTTTTAATTCCTGGTTCTTTAACTGGTGCGTTAGATCTTAAAAAGTTGATGTCTAATTCGATGAAGTCATCGTCAAAAGAATTACCAGAATTCATTGAGAAGTCTAAATCACCATCACTGTTATTATCTAAATCCAATCTATTTGGTATACCGTCATAATCTCTATCTAAATCACCTGTTGCGGAAAGATATCCTTGTCCTGTTTGTAATGCATCCATCACATCCATTTCATCCTCATCGATATGTCTTTTTCTTTTCATACTTCTTACTTTTCTTAAGTCGTCCGCATTTATTGTACCGTATGGTTTTGCCAAATCAATTCTTTTTCTACCATCTTTAAATCCATCGTATTCTTCTTCGTTCATTGGGCCACATTCACACATCATACCCTCAACAAGGTTTCCACCTTTATATCCACCACACTCATTACAAATTTCTTTCCTTTCCTTTAAAACTTTTTTAATAGAATTTTTTGTACTTCTATTTAAAAAAGATTCTAAAAGTTGTTTTTTAGAAAATACTCTACCTCTACTTTCCGATAATTCTTCAGTACCTTCTTCAGGTGCTTCAGGACTTTCTTCTGGTGTTTCAGTTTCTTCCGTATCCTCTTCACTATCTAAAGTATCTAAATCTGAGTCGCTACCAAATGAATCTTCTTCATCTTCACCTTCAAATTTAGATATGATATCCTCCTTATCACTTTCATCCATTTCATCTAAGTGTAATGCCGAAATAATAGAGTTGATGACATATTTTTCTAATTTAGGGTCAACCTCTTCAGAGTCTCTCAACATCTGACCGATTTTACCTGTCATTTTTTGTATTTTTTTAGTGATTTCATCATCACCTAAATCTTCAGTTCCTTCTTCACCAGTTGATTCAGTATCTTCTACATCAGTTTCAGACTCATCCTCAAATGAATCCTCTTCTGTATCTGTTTCACTAGATGTATCAGAAAAACCAAATTCGTCATCTGACACTTCATCCTCAACAGGTGCTGCGGGAGTTGCCGATGCGGGTGCGTCTACTTTAAGTACCTTTTTTTGTTCTTTAATATCGTCATCTAAAATGATTTCTTCTTCTTTTTCTATTACAAAACCATATCCCGTACTACCTGCAACTGCATTACCGTCAGATTCAAAAATATTTGTATTATACTCAATACCATAAGATTCGTTTAACATATCAAATTTAATATTTAAATGTTTTAACGCTTCTGCGTAAGAATGATATTTTTCAGTACCCTTATTTTGTAAACCACCAACGTATTGGAAATCCTCAGATAAAAATTTACCGTAAGGTTTATTTGATGTTTTTATAAAGTAATCGTGATTTTCTCTAACAATACCATAAACAATACCGTTAGGTCCCTTTTTTATTAACTCCAATTCAGAAAATGACTTACTTTCATTAAGTGTTGCCATTTTACCCATAAGGTCTAACATTCTATTTACCTTGTCTTGACCTTTTAATGTTTTAGGATTTACTATTTTTCTCATTTTTTATATTTTTTTATTTTTATCCGTTAGTTGGTAATCCAGTTCTAATGTCAACAAATCTATATTCTTCTGTACCACCAGTTGTTGTTGATATTAATCCTGTTTGAAATAATCCTATAGGTTTAGGATTACCTAATAATGCGAACCCGTTATTTAATGTAGTGCCGCTCTGTTGAATTAATAAGTCTATTGTTTTACCTGCAACACCTGTTATTGAAGATCCGTTTATTGTATATGTACCGTTTGTATTAAAATAAACTGCACTGTAAACGTAACTATCAAAATTAGTATTACCAGTGTTGTGTATTACTGTAAAAGTACCTGTTAAATAAGTTGAAGCCATAATTATATTTATTAAATAAATATTGCAGTTTTAATAAAAAAACAAAATTAGATTTTTATAAATTTTTAATTCTTATTAATGATTCGTCTAGTGTTAAAGATTTATCATATGCCTTAGTTTCTATTTCACTTAATTTATCTAAATACATAGTTCTCCTTAATACTTTGAACGCTATATTCTCAAAAGAATACTCCCCTTCTCTATCTAATCCAGTTTGTCTCATCTTTTTGATTTTTTCTTTAAGATTGGTTATCTTCCTAATTGTTTTGTCATATTCACCTGACTTATACATAAAAAATATTTCATCTATTGAATCTATAATACCGTTAACTTTTTGTTCTACCTTTTTTGCGTCAATATCTTTTTTAGTTGAGTCTGGTTTAACTACCCATCCATCCCATAAAATAGAATATACCCCACTAGAAACGTGAGGTTCCTCTGTGTCTTGCATATATAACTCTACGTCATAACCTTTTATTGTTATGTCGTGTTTATCGTTCCATAAATTTTTCTTTGAGTTGAAGTATTCTTTTACTAATTCTTCGTTTTCATCCACCTCTTCAAAATCCACTAATATATGTAAATCTACATCCGAAAATTTAGACCAATTAAAATTGGCTAAACTACCTGTTAATATAATATCGTCTATGTCTACCCAATCAACACTAAGGGTTTCAAAAAAATCATCTGCAATCATAAGAAGTCTTCTTCTTATTTCTTCATACATGTGTTGATCTTTATCGAAAATTTTTGGGTTTAAAGTACTTCTAACTTCAAAAGAGGATAAATCTATATTTTCTTTGTTAATGATATCATTAACTTCCTGTTCTGTAATTTTTTTAATATCCATAAACTATTTTTAAATAAATATAATCTTTATGGATAAATATCTCTTAAAATAAGAAACGGGCGTAATCTTATTTATTAGTCAGTTAATAATTCTTTATCTTTATTAAGACAAAATTTTGGGTTATTAACTAATTTATCTATTCTAGAATCAGTGTATCTAAGACATTCATCATTGGTTCTACCAATTCTTTCGTTTAAAAATTCTATATCTCTACGAATAGCCTCTGTTTCTTCTTTTATTCTAATATAAACACCATCAGTTCTAACATTTATAGTGTCATGTATATCTTTTATTTCATCTGAATAGTGATGTTCCAGATTTTCAAGTCTACGATCAATATTTTGATCTAAATTGTTAATTGTAATTAATAAATCACGATTTTCTTTAATTAAATTTTTAACCTTAAGCGTAACCCATACAGTAACTGTACCCAAAAGCACAACTAATACAGAAGCCACACCTAAAGCGAATGAAATTGTTTCCATAATTTTTATTTTTTATTTTATTTGTTATTTTGAACGCCCGTTCCTATTTATTATTTAATATTTGTACTATTTCATATTTCCACCCACTATCAGTGTTTGTATTCAATAGTTCACATATCTTCATCGCCTCACCGAAACAATTAGTTTCGAAAACCTCACCTTGTGAGTTAAGTAGTATAACGTGTTGTAGTTTACCCTTTAACAACATTATTTTTTTAATCTGATAATTTTTTTCCATAGTTTTTTATTTCGCATCTTTCCAAACCCAACCTAACAATAATTTAGTGAAAAATCTATGAACAAAATTAGGTTTTTTTTGTAAATAAATATAGTAATTATTCCCTATCTTATACGAACCAATCATTTTTATTCCTTTGATAAGTAAAAAGTCATTTTTTACCCTATTATTATTCTCACCATTTTCTACTTTGCTTTTAGGTTTTCTATTTTTAGAATACTTTTTATAATTTCTAGTGTCACCACTAATAACTGTTTCCTTTAATATAACTTTTTCCATTTCTTTTTTTATTTTTTTAATTCATTTTTATAATCTACCCATCCTATATAAAATCCTACACCTACTACTATATTCATCCCTAAAGACATCAATATTTCATGAATATCTTGATACACTGTAGTCATAAGATGAATATGACCCACAGTCCAAAAAGGGATTGATAAATTTTGGGATACCCAGAGTAATGTATATTTTATAAACGACATCATTCTATTTTCTTTTCTACATATGTACACATTTCACCCGCATCGAAACCTTTTTCTAATAATAAAGGTAATGATGCTGGTTTACACCATGCGTACGCTAACCACCCACTATATTTATCTGCCACATAATTCCATCTAGCCTCCCATAACATTCTAAAAATACCTTTACGTCTATGATCCTCATGTACCCAAGCGTCTAAGAATTTTATTTTTAACCCATCTTCTCTTTCCATATAAATGTGACCGACAATCTCACCATTAATCATTGCAATCCATGTCTCTAATTTTTGTGCATTACTCTTTAAGTGTACTATCTTTGCCTCTCCTATCATACAATTTTAATTTATTTATTTTTTATAATCCATTCAACAACTTCTTTTCTAGTTAAACCAACTAACTTATCTTTATATTCTTCGTGAAATTTATCATTAAGATATAAAGGCATTTCGTGGTGTCTCCAAGTACACCCATCTATGTCTGGTTCACAAAAATATACTCTACAATAACCTTCTGTTGGCGGTGTAAGTTTTTCAAAGTCACTGCCCGTTTTAAAAAAATGTTTAATTCTAACAATCCAGAATTTTATTATTAATCTAATCACAATCTTAATTTGATAAAGGGGCTTTAATCGTTGGGTGTGATTGATAATTTTCAACAACAAAATCCGTATTTTTTAAATGAAAAAATAAAGACGTATCTTCAGATAGTGATTTATAAAATTCATCTGTTTTCATATGAACCAATTTCGGTAGTTGGATCGGTTCTCTTCTCAGTTGTTCAGTAGATTGTGATAGATGATTCTCATATAAATGAACATCACCTAAATTACCCACTAACTCATCAGGTACCATATTTACTATACTACCTAAAATGTGTAATAGTAAACCATAACTGGCGATATTAAAAGGTAACCCTAAAAATAAATCTGCGGATCTTTGATTCCACATTAAAGAGATTGATCTGGTTGGTGTTGGTACATAATACGGATCATCAAAATTAGGCATTATTTCTTCACAATATTCCATACCACCCTCATAATTATTTGTAAACCAAATATGATATCTTTCTTTATATGATAATTCCTTTGTATACACTTGAAATCCATAATGACAAGGTGGGAGAACCATTGAATCTAATTCCCCAACATTCCAAGCATTAACCATTAATCGTCTAGAGTCAGGATTTGTTTTAAGGTCGTTGATTAGATTTTTGATTTGGTCTGTGTTGGAATTTAATCCTTCCCAACTTCTCCATTGCTTACCATATACAGGACCGAGTTCACCCCACTGTTTCGCAAACTCATCATCTGTTTTGATTTTGTTGGTAAATTCTTCTTGCGTATATGAACGTTTAACTGTTTCATCCTCATAAAATTCATGCCCATCTTTATAGGACATACAATAATTCTTATAAGCATCACCATCCCAAATATGACACCCATTATCTACAAGAAACTTAATATTAGTATCACCACG